CGTGCTGCTTGCGGAAGTATCGTTGTTTATGAACACAGCAAAATTTAGCGGCCAATCCGTTACAACGGCTACCGGAATTGTGATATTGTCCGGAGCAATTAAAATTCTCGCGTCCGCCTGCGAAGACTTTGCACAAATGAACTGGGGCGAAATCGGGCGAGGGCTCACTTCAATCGGTATTGTCCTGGCGGAAATTGTGGCGTTTACCCGTCTTACAGGGAACGCGCAGCATGTTATAGCAACCAGTGCGGCTTTGATCGGCATTGGAGCCGCTATGAAAATCCTTGCAGCAGCGGTAAAAGACTTTTCCGCTATGAACTGGAGCGAACTCGCCGTTGGCCTTGTTGGAATGGCGGGAGCTTTGGCAGCCGTTACGATTGCCGTCAATTTCATGCCTAAGAATATGATTGCGATTGGAACCGGTCTTATTGCTGTTTCTACTGCTCTTCTTATTATGGCTTCGGCTCTTGAGAATATGGGCGGTATGGAATGGAACGAAATTGCAAAAGGGCTTGTCGCTCTTGGCGGTTCGCTCGGGATTATGGCCGTTGGTTTGAGAGCTATGACCGGAACCTTGTCTGGATCTGCCGCCATGTTGGTGGCCGCATCCGCGCTGGCTATTCTTACACCTGTTCTCAGCATTCTCGGTGCTATGAGCTGGACTGCTATCGTGAAGGGTTTGGTGTCGCTGGCTGGTGCTTTCACCGTTATTGGTGTTGCGGGAGCAGTTCTCACTCCGTTGGTTCCCACTATTCTTGGTTTGAGCGGCGCTATGGCTCTGATTGGTGTTGCCGTTTTGGGGCTTGGCGCAGGACTTTTAGCTGCCGGAACCGGCTTGTCCGCAATCGCTGTAGGCTTTACTGCACTGGCAGCGGCAGGAACAGCCGGAGCGACCGCTGTAGTGGCGTCTTTAACCGTTATCATCACAGGCATTGCGGATCTTATTCCGGCTATCGTTGCAAAAATCGGCGAAGCCATTGTTGAGTTCTGCAAAGTGATTGCCAATAGCGCAGGTGAAATCGGGAACGCAGTGAAAGAAGTCGTTCTAACTCTTGTGGACGTACTTGTCGAGTGTGTTCCGGCTATTGCAGATGGAGCGTTAAAGCTTATCGCTGGTGTTCTTGAGGCGTTGGTCCAATATACTCCGCAGATTGTAAATTCCCTGTTCCAGTTCCTCATCGGGGTGCTTGAAGGAATTGCCCGTAATCTGCCCGGTCTTATTCAGGCGGCCATCGACGTGCTCATGGCATTCTTTGCCGGCATTGTTGACGCTTTGAAGGGGATTGATACTGCAACCCTGCTTCAAGGGATTGTCGGAATCGGTCTTCTGGCTGCTATTATGGCGGCTCTGAGCGTGGTTGCAGCTCTTGTTCCCGGAGCCATGGTTGGTGTTCTCGGAATGGGATTGGTTATCGCAGAACTGGCGTTGGTTCTTGCCGCAGTCGGCGCGTTGGCTCAAATTCCAGGTTTGCAGTGGCTCATCAATGAGGGCGGTAATTTACTGCAAGGCATCGGTACCGCCATTGGCAAATTTATCGGCGGTATTGTAGGCGGCTTTATGAGCGGTGTTTCCAGCCAGTTCCCGCAAATCGCTACTGATTTGTCCGGATTCATGACAAATATTCAGCCGTTTATTCAGGGCGCTTCCGCTATTGACCCGTCGATGATGGACGGCGTAAAAGCCCTGGCTGAAACCATTCTTATCCTGACTGCTGCAAATATTCTGGAGGGGCTGACTTCCTGGTTTACAGGCGGGTCTTCGCTTACCGGGTTTGCCGAGGAACTTGTTCCTTTCGGCACAGCGATGAAGCAATTTTCGGATGAGATAGCCGGAATTGACGGAGAAGTTGTGGCTAATGCGGCGGTTGCAGGCAAAACACTGGCGGAAATGGCCGCTACGCTTCCCAACAGTGGAGGCGTCGTGGGTTTCTTTGCCGGTGAAAACGATATGGGCGCGTTTGGGGACCAGCTTGTACCCTTCGGCGAAGCAATGAAAGCTTTTGCTGACTCGGTTGCAGGCTTGGACGCCAGTGTGGTTACAGAAGCTGCAAATGCCGGAAAAGCTATGGCTGAGATGGCGTCTACGATACCGAACAGCGGAGGGGTCGTCGGCTTCTTCGCCGGTGAAAACGACATGGATGCTTTCGGCGAACAGCTCGTCCCGTTTGGCGAAGCGATGAAAGAATTCTCAATAGCCGTTACCGGACTGAACGCGGATGTGGTTGTCAATTCCGTTACTGCGGGTAAAGCGCTTATGGAATTGGCAAATACCGTGCCGAACAGCGGAGGTCTCGTTGCATTCTTCACAGGCGAAAACGACCTTGACATGTTTGGAGAGAAATTGGTGCCGTTCGGAGAAGCCATGAAGCAATATTCCATTGCCGTTACAGGGCTGGATGCCAACGTGGTGGTAAATTCCGCAAATGCGGCGAAAGCTCTGGTAGAGCTGTCCAACAATCTTCCGAACAGCGGCGGCATCGTCAGTTGGTTTACGGGAGATAACGATATTGCCTCTTTTGGTGAAAAACTTGTCTCCTTCGGTCAGTCTTTCGCGGCTTATTACGCAAGCGTCAGTACCGTGGATGTAGCGAAGTTAAGCGGCGTTGTTGCGCAGTTCCGCAATCTTGTGGATTTGGCGAACGGTATTACCAGCGTTGATACGAGCGGGATGTCCCGTTTCGCTCAGGATTTGACGAATCTTGGCAACTCCGGTATTGAAGGCTTTATAAATGTTTTCAATAATGCCAGTTCCAGAGTGAGCGCCGCCGCGACATCGATGCTCACAACCTTTATCAATGCCGCGAACGCACAGAAGTCGGCAGTTGTTTCAACCTTTACCACAATGGTGAACAGCGTTATTTCTTCGCTTACAAGTCAGCAGTACCAGTTTACGACTATCGGCAGCACAATGATGACGAATTTCATCACTGGTATTCGTGGGAAAGACAGCTTGGCCAGAAACACTTTCTTGACCATGATTAACGGATGCCTGACCACTCTTCGAAACAAATTCTATGAGTTCAACACCGTGGGTCAAGCCGTTATGACCAACCTTATTGCCGGAATCCGTTCTAAGGACCAAACGGCAAGGGATACTTTCGTCCAAATTGTCAGCGGATGCCTTACAGCGATTCAAAACAAGTATACGGATTTCTATAATGCCGGTAAATATCTTGTGGAAGGATTTGCCGACGGTATCACCGCAAACACCTATTTGGCGGAAGCAAGAGCGCGGGCTATGGCAGCGGCAGCGGCGAGAGCAGCCGAGAGAGAACTGGACGAACACTCACCTTCCAAGGTGGGTTATCGAATCGGTGATTTCTTCGGCCTTGCCTTTGTCAATGCAATTTCGGACTATGCCGATAAATCTTACAAAGCCGGCACCAATATGGCGGCAGCCGCTAAAAACGGTTTGAGCAACGCAATTTCCAAAATCAGAGAATTTGTCGACGGCGAAATGGAGGTTCAACCTACAATTCGTCCTGTTTTGGATCTTTCCGAAGTACGTTCCGGCGCCGGCCGGCTTACCGCTATCCTGAGCAGAAGCCAGGCGATGAAGATCAGTTCTTCGATGAACCGGGAAACAACCGGGGAAATTCAAAATGGAGATGGCACGCCATCTGTTGGAAATTCCTATTCCTTTGTACAAAACAACTATTCACCTAAAGCACTGTCGAGAATCGATATCTATCGCCAGACGAAGAATCAGTTCTCCGCTTTGAAAGGATTGGTGGAAACATGATTTATTCGATTGTTGTCACCAATTATTTAGGTGACAGAATCAAGCTTGAGCTGGGGAAGCCTGATGTTTCGGGCTTCCTCATCAAGTCTGTAACCGGCTTAGGTCCGGTCAAAGCAACTGTCAACACAACGGAAGTCGTCACTAATGACGGCTCTATGTTTAACTCCGCCAGATTGAGTCAGCGGAACATCGTTTTCCAAATCGTATTCGTTGACACAGTCTATGGAGAAACGATCGAGGATGTACGGCAGAAATCCTACAAATACTTTCCGGCAAAGAAAAGCGTTGAAATCATTATCGAAACTGATAACCGATATGTACGAACAAGCGGTTATGTGGAATCGAATGAACCGAACATTTTCAGTTCGCAGGAAGGTACATCAATCTCAATCATTTGTCCTGACCCATTCTTCTATTCAGCCGGAGAGGATGGAAACAATGTAACGGATTTCTACAGTATTGACCCATTGTTCGAGTTTCCGTTCTCGAATGAGTCTCTGACGGAACCGCTGCTTGTATTTGGTGAAATCCAAATCAAGACGGAGGGTGTCATCACTTACTATGGCGATGCCGAAATCGGTGTAACAATCTACATCCATGCTATCGGACCGGCAAATAACATTAACATCTACAATACGGAAACCAGAGAAGTCATGAAGATCGATACTGGGAAGCTCCAAAAGCTGACTGGAAAGGGTATCGTCGCAAGTGATGATATCGTCATTAACACCTCAAAGGGCGATAAGAGCATTACTCTGATTCGTGAAGGCGTTTCGTACAACATCCTGAACTGTTTGGATAAGAATACCGACTGGTTTACCTTAGCAAAAGGCGATAACATTTTCGCCTTTACTGCTGATAGCGGTGTTACGAATCTTCAGTTCAGAATTGAAAACAAAGTAATCTATGAGGGGGTATAACTATGGAGCTTTTGGTCTTAAACACCGACTTTGAGTCCATAGCCGTCATAGATACTTACGAATCCATGATATGGACTGACCGGTATAATTCGTATGGAGATTTCGAGATATTCTTCGCTATGGATACACAACTCTTGCAGTATTTGAAAGAGGATTACTATCTGTGGCTGAAGGATTCGGAGCACTGTATGATTATTGAGGACATCAAGATCAATGCCGACACAGAAGAAGGAAATCATCTTATCGTCACAGGCAGATCGTTGGAGTCTATTCTTGAACGCCGCATCATCTGGGGGCAGCGAATCTTTAATGGAAATCTTCAAAATGGCATCCAGACGATGTTGAATGAGTGCATCATTTCACCGTCTATTGCCGATCGAAAGATTTCCAACTTTGTGTTCGTGCCTTCTACTGATCCTAAAATCACAAGTCTGAAAATCGACAACCAATACACAGGTGACTGCCTGTACGATGTCGTCAAAGGACTTTGTGAGGAAAACAATATAGGGTTCAAGATCGTACTGACAGATGAAAACAAGTTTGCATTCAGTCTGTATGCCGGCGTTGATCGCTCTTATGAGCAGACAGAAAATCCGTATGTTGTTTTCTCTCCAAACTTTGAGAACATCATCAACAGCAACTATTATTCATCCAGAGCGAGTTTTCGAAATGTGACTCTGGTCGCAGGAGAAGGTGAAGGGGCAGCAAGGCGAACTGCTATCGTTGGCTCAGCCTCAGGGCTTGGTCGGCGTGAGCTTTTTACAGATGCTCGTGACATCTCATCCGATACTGAGGACGGGACTCTTTCTGATGCAGAATATATGGCGCAGCTTCGGACAAAAGGTTTGAAGAATCTGGCAGACCATATTGTAACCACTGCATTCGAAGGAGAGGTTGAAGTTACTCGACTTTTCAAATACGGCGAGGACTTCTTTATCGGAGACATCGTTCAAATCGCCAATGAATATGGCAATGAGGGATCAGCTTACATTTCAGAGCTGGTCATCTCAAACAGTGAGGAAGGATTGTCAATTTATCCGACCTTCAAAACTATTTCAAAGTAAGGAGGGAGAAACTGAATGAGCGTATCAAGCGGATTTTTCAATTCACTCAACGGTGACCGCAAATACGATGCTGCACAGATGTCAGCTATCTTTGATGGACTCATCATCGATGGTGTATTTGCTTCTATCGGAACCGCTTTTGCTGTGAAGGCGGCAGGCGGTCTTACCGTGAATGTCGGTATCGGCAAAGCCTGGTTCGACCATACATGGACAGTCAACGACAGCATCCTGCCGATGACTGCCCCGGAAGCAGAAGTGCTTCTTGATCGCATCGATGCTGTGGTTCTGGAAGTAAACGGAACTGAGTCGGTGCGTGAGAACACCATCAAATTTGTCAAGGGTAATCCGTCCAGCGCACCGTCGAGACCGACTTTGACGAACGAGGGAAATGTCCATCAGTACCCTCTCTGTTATATTTACAGAAAGTACGGCACTGCGGTCATTAACCAAGCTGACATTACCCCTATGGTTGGCACAGAATCTACTCCATTTGTAACTGGCATTCTTCAGACGATCAGTCTGGACGAGTTGCTTGGCAAATGGCAGGATGAGCTTGATCGGTTTACTGATGCACGATCTCAGGAAGTCGATGACTGGATTGCTCAGGAGGAAAGCGATTTCACGGCTTGGTTCAATAAAATGAAAGCGGACCTCCAACAGGAGCAGACCGTTCTTGACCAGTGGATCGCATCTGAACAGGCTGATTTTCTTGCCTGGTATAACCAGATGAAAGACCAGCTCAGCGGTGATGTCGCAGGAAATTTACAACTTGAGATCGACAAGGAAGAAGTCAAACGGATTTTGCTGGTTGGCTTCGAAGACGGAACCAAAGAGTTTTCGGACGACGGTACGGTTATCACTTCTACTGCAAGTGACGGCAGAACTTTGACGAAGACTTTCTCTGACGGATTCCTGACAATGACAAATGTGCTGAAAAGTGCAGCTGGAGCAGAAGTGGCGAGAGCCGTCAAAACTTTTGACTCCGATGGCAAGCTTATCAGCACCGTTGTAACTTATTCTTAAAGCGAAAGGAGAATAATCAAAATGGCAGAAGAAGATCTGATTTTCGGTAAAAACCGACATTTCTTTGGCGGCATTGAGCCGTCCAATATGCTGGCATTCAGCGTGGCTGTTGAGAGTGGCGTTGTGAAAGTCACAGCAACACTTCCTAACGACACGGTCGTGAACAACCAGACACTCTGCACCGTGGAAGGTGCGATTATCCGGAGGAAGACAACCGATTATCCTAAGGACGAGTTCGATGGTGATCTGGTCGCCAACATCAAAGCGTCCACTGTCTTCGCAGATAGTGGTGCATCTCCTACCGGAACTTACTACTATGCAGCATTCCCTTATACCACTCAGGGTGTGTATAACCGAAACAAGGCTAACCGTGTAGTCGTTAATGAACCGGAGCCGATGCAGGAGTTTTCCGCTAAGTCGGTGTATGTCTCAGCGTCTGATACCGTTAAGGTAGAAATTACGGCGAAGCTTCCGAGTGGCGTTGCAGGTGCAGTTATCCGCAGGAGCACTACTGGTTATCCAACCAGTGAAACGGAGGGCGAACTGTTCAAGAACATCACTGCAAACGGCACTTATACAGATACTAATGTGACGGTCGGCGTGGTATATTACTATTCCGCATTCCCTTACACCAGTACCGGTGCCTATAATCGCAGCGAGGCGAACCGAACCAGTGTTACCCCGAAGAAGAGAGATTATCTGTTTGGTTACGATCTGGTGAAAGCGACTTCCAGCCCTACCGGACGAGTAACTTATCCTTCTGATGTGGATAATGCGGCATTTACTCCGGCAGCTATGAATTTCAGCACCGGTAAGTTCAACTATGGTGGTTGGGCGTTTGATCCTGGTGAAAAGTTCATGCCTCGTCCTTGTATGCTGACTTATGCAGGTGTTGTAGATCACTATCTCAATCCTAACGACTATACCAAGAAGGTCGACGGCACCACATCCAAGGTTACGGATACTTCTTTCGGCGGCAACGCCATGATGGAATGGCCGAAGATCTATACAAAGCGTTGGGAATCGAATGGTGTTTACCATTTCCGCTGCTCCGATATTCCTCAGGACGATACTTGGGATTGCTGGTGTAACTATGACCGTAATAACAACCAGATCAATCATTTCTATACCCCCATCTATTTCGGTTCTCTGGTTTCCGGTAAGCTGCGTTCTATCAGCGGTGCAGCTAACAGCGTAAATACCACGGCGGCTAACGAAATCGCCTATGCTAAGGCAAACGGCAATGACTGGTATACCGAGGTGCTGGCTGACAGACTGCTGCTCCAGGATCTGCTGGTTATGATGGCTCGTTCTACTGAGTGCCAGACTGCATTTGGCTACGGACGGTGCAAGAGTTCCAATAGCAATGCTATTGCCCCCGGTACGATGAACACCAAGGGTATGTTCTGGGGTTCCAATGATCAGACTTCCGGCGTGAAGGTCTTCGGTATGGAGAATGTCTGGGGTAACCTGTGGCGTCGTACTGCCGGTTGGATCAACGCCAATGGTACGCAGAAGGTCAAGCTTACTCGTGGTACTCACGATGGTTCTACTGCAATCGACTACAACACAGACGGAAACGGTTATAAGACGATCGCAAATGCTACCCCGGCTGGTTCTTCCGGTGGCTACATCAGCAGCATGAAGACGGAAGCATTCGGACGGCTGCCTGTTACTGCAAGCGGTTCGAGCAGCACTTATGAGGCTGACGGCATGTGGTACAATAACAGCCAGGTCAATTATGCGTATGTCGGCGGCTACTGGTACTATGGCCTTTTGGTCGGTCCTTTCTACGCTTGTCTGAACATTACGGCGTCCCATTCGGCCTCGTACGTTGGCGCGGCTCTCTCTTGTAAACCGCTTGCTGCTGCGTAAGCAGCGAGGAGAGGACGGGAGAACCTTAGGTTCGCCGGGTAAACGAAAACAATTAAATATTAGGGGTATACACTGCGCCCAGCGCGTATGTCGGCGGCAACTGGAACAATGACCTTATGGTCGGTCCTTTCTACGCTAATCTGAACAATACGGCGTCCAATTCGAACTCGAACAATGGCGCGGCTCTATCTTATCCATAAGAAGCTCTCTATAATGCAGTGTATGCCGCCATTTTGAAATGGCAAGAGATATCCGCATCTCTTCCTCACCACTTGGTGAAAATTAACTCGGTGCAAGCATCTGTGAGTAGCTGAGAACAAGTCGAAAGCGGATGAGAGGATAAGAGAGAACATGAAATCCTATAACCACTTGTACGAAAAAACAATATCCGAAACGAACCGACGGTACGCTCTGTCTCAAGCAAAGCACAGCAAGAGATTCCGTAAAATCATGAAACACCGGCACATGTCTGACGATGCCGCAGTTGAACAATCCTTAGACTGGATAGTCAACTACGAAAACGCCGAGCATGTGCCGGTTTACATTTATGATGGGATTACTCGCAAGGAGCGCACTATTATTGTCCCTACGATGGAAGAGCTGCTTGTTCAGCATTGCATCGTAAATGCCATGAAGCCGATGTTCTGCAAGGGAATGTACGAACACAGCTATGCCAGTCTTCCGGGCAGAGGTGCCCATAAAGGAAAGCAGGTAATTGAGAAGTGGATCAGGACTGACCCGAAGAATTGTAAGTATGTCCTCAAAATGGATATTCGTCATTTCTTCGATACTATTCCACACGATCGTTTGAAAGCCAAGTTGAAGAAGACCGTTCATGATGAAAAGATGCTGGATTTACTATTTCGCATTATTGATGTCACAGAGGTTGGTATTCCACTTGGCTTTTATACTTCTCAATGGCTTTCTAACTGGTATTTGCAGGGTTTAGATCATTTCATCAAGGAGCAGCTCTGTGCCGTGCACTATATGCGCTACATGGATGACATGGTCGTTTTCGGAAGCAACAAGAGGGTTTTGCACCGCATGAGGCAAGCAATTTCCGATTATCTGGAAATGGAGCTTGGCTTGGAACTTAAAGCGAATCGGCAAGTCTTTCGCTTTTCCTATGGCAACAACCAGGGGCGTGACCTGGACTTCATGGGCTTTCGCTTTTATCGTAATCGAACGATTCTTCGAAAATCCATTATGTACAAGGCCACGAGAAAAGCTCGCAAAATCTCCAAAAAGGAGAAAGCAACCATACTTGATGCTCGTCAAATGTTGTCTTATCTTGGGTGGATCGACTGCACCGATACCTATTTGATGTATCGGAAGTGGATAAAACCATGTGTTAGCTTCCAGCAATTGAAGCGAAAAGTTTCACGATATGACAAATACGATGAGAAGCGGGTATATCAAAAACTCGTCAGTCTTTACACTGCGAAAGGAGGAAAGTCGCATGGAGTTAAATTACAAATATGCCGAGAGCACAGTCCAACCGACTGCACTTGAGGTTACTGTTGGAACCGTATATCTCCGCAAGGACATTACGAGTATTACACGAACTTCAGAACAGGGCGATAAAACCACTTACTGGACTTATCAGGAAGCGGCGTTGACCCCTCAGGAGTTCAATGAATACACCAATCTGCTTATGGCTGAAAACGCCATTAAAGGTACAAATGATTCGGACAACATTGTTCAGATCATGGCAGGTCAGGAAACTGGAGATTCCCAGCAGCTTGCTATCATGGAAGCAATTGCTGATCTGTACGATGCCGTCGCAGCAATGATTCCTGAATGAGGAGGTAGCAAAAATGGTCAATCTTTACGCCACGCTTATCATCAATAAGCGTAGAACCTTCGACCAGGTGCCTGAAAAATTTAAGGCAGATGTCGAGGCAAAATTGTTAGAATATGGCTACGATACCAACGGCGATCTTATCGCTGAGGAGGAGTAACCATGTTTTATATTTTATCCAAAATTTTGATAGGAGGTAACAACATGGTAGCACTGTATGTCGCACTCATCATCGCAGGTCGTCGGACCTTTAATCAGGTTCCGGCGAAGTTCAAGGCTGCTGTCAAGGCTGATCTGGAAGCTCTCGGTCTTGACGAAAATGGTAATCCTGTGGATTAACCGAAATTGGCAGGGAGTCTACTTTGCGGTGGGCTCCCTCGCCTAATTAAAAGAGGTTTGGGGTGATATTTCCTACAAGCTTCTTAATTCATTTATGACTTCAAGGAGGATGATACATGGAAATGGAACCCTGGCTGCAAACGCTATTAACCATTTTGGGGACGATACTTGCTTCTTCTGGATTTTGGGCATATATCCAAGAGCGAAGCAAACGAAAAGCTGCTGAGAATAAGCACAACAATCTTGAAACGCAAATGCTCATTGGTTTGGCTCATGATCGCATTATCTATCTCGGTATGGCCTACATCGAGAGGGGCTACATTACACAGGACGAGTATGAGAATCTGTATGAATACTTGTACAAGCCTTATGAAAAATTAGGCGGTAACGGTTCGGCTAAGCGAATCATGACAGAAGTTGACCAACTTGCGATTCATAAATCAACTTACAATGCTTGAATTGGAGGTGAGATTATGAGTTATTCTGTTTCTGGCACAATGATTACTTTGACTCGGGGTGATACTTTTTCGGCGCTTATTACGATTACTGATCTAAATGACAATCAGTATATTCCAATGAATGGTGATCGTATTCGATTTGCCATGAAGAATGACTATAATGATGAAACTCCTCTTCTTATCAAGGAGATTCCGATTGACACGATGATCTTGACCCTCAATCCGGAAGATACAAAACATCTTCCCTTCGGAAAGTACGTCTACGACATTGAATTAACGAAGGCCACAGGAGAAGTTGATACTTTCATCACAAAAGCAATTCTTAAGCTAACGGAAGAGGTGCATTGACATGAGTAGCATAAAAGCGTTTGAGTGCCTTACTGGTCATATCTCTGGACTATGCACATTATCTGGTAAATTAACTTGCTTTGGAAGTTTGTCTGGCAAGCTGTCTGCTGTGATAGATTTTAATGCTTATTCTGGAGAATATGAAGTGGTGCCGAACGCTTTTAACACTCAGGTCTTGCCAACAGCCAATAAAGTGCTTAAGAAAGATATTGTTGTTCAAAAAGTCCCATATTTCGAAACCAGTAACAACTATGATGGGGTTACGGTTTATATTGCAGAGGAGGTTAATCAAAATGCCTAACCAAAACGTTAATAAGGTTATTTATGGCGGTCGTGTTCTCATCGACCTTACTGGCGACACCGTAGACCCCAGTAAACTTCTCAAAGGATCTAAAGCTCACGACAAGAGTGGAGCTCAAATTGAAGGTGCTTGCACATTTGATGTTGATTCTACGGATGCCACCGCTGTCGCTGCTGAAATCTTGTTTGGAAAGACTGCGTATGTAAGTGGCAATAAACTAACTGGCACAATGAAAAACAATGGTGCCGTTACTAAGAAGATCACCACCAGAGACGAGGAAGTTACAATTCCTCAGGGTTTCCACGATGGCAGCGGTAAAGTGGGAATCGACGCAACTGAAAAAGGCAAGCTGATTGCCAACAATATTCGAGAGGGCGTAACTATCCTCGGCGTTGAGGGTACAATGTCCGGCTCGGAAAACATGAAACCACAGGCTAAGACAGTTACACCGTCCACCGCGAAGCAGACGATTCTGCCTGATACAGAGTATAACTGTTTGTCTCAGGTAGAAGTTGAAGCTATTCCTTATGTGGAAGCAGATAATCCTGCTGGAGGAGTGACGGTAACGATTGCGGGGTGAGAGTAAATGGCTGTAAATAAGGTCGTTTACAATCGCCGGACACTAATCGATCTGACCGCCGATACCGTCAGCAAAGAAACTCTTAAAAAGGGATTTACAGCTCATCAAGCCGATGGTACAATGATTACCGGTGAGTTTATTGGCGATGATTACGATGAAATTGACCGAATTCTTACAGCCGGTTTAACGGATGGCTATAAACATTTTTCGGACGATGGTACAATCATCAGCACAATCGATTCACAGGGTCGAACACTGGTTAAGACTTTTTCAAATGACTTTTTGACCTGTATCACGGTTCTAACTGATCCGGACGGGAATGAACTTGGTCGTACTGTGAGGTCTTTTTCTGACAATAGCAGCACGATTATTACTACCGACTCTAAAGGACAGAAGCTTGTTAAGAAGTTTTCGAATAACATGCTTAACATGGAAGCGGTTCTTACGGATGCTGCTGGTAAGGAGCTTGCCCGTCTTACAAAGGTCTTTTCCGCAGATGGGAAGGACATCACTTCGACCGTGGTTTATGGGAAATAAGATGCAATTTGAAGCCGTTGCGTGTAGGTTATTTCTGCATTATTCCTACACTTTGGCTCAAAAAGCCAGTAATTACGGGATATTTTGCTTCTATAATAGAAAGATTGTTACTTAATTATCGGTTGTATTGCGTATGCACCCACCTCTGGACGGTGGATCGGGATATTCCTGTTACCTTTGCGGTCAGCCGGACGGAAAGCTCCGATGCTATCTGCACCGTCCTCCGGCGCTCCTCCTCGGTGTATATCTCCGGTCTGCCCTCTCGGTAGCCGGGACGTTGCCGGGCAATCTCCTTTCCTGCCGGAGCTGGTTTCACTGCTCCTCCATGCTGTTCCCGTCCTTTTTTTGCTGCGCGTTACTCCTCCTATCTTTTAGGAATGTTATATAAATACGATTGTGTATCACACAAAATACTTTTTATCTCTAAAGAATTTTTTATTGTATGGTATCATATACCACATCCCATATCTGTTCCAATGTCAACTGCCCATCCGTACACTTTCCAGCCAGATTTAACACCGACTGCCTATCACAAGAAATATCAGGAACAAAAACACTTTTCACCGTACTTCCCTGCAAATCAAACATTTGTCCTGCAATTCCATATGTGGTTCCCGCAACAGGATGTGGGCAGTTAACTATGTAATATATGACCATTTTCAGTGTCTCCTAATCTATAAAATCATCTAACTTACACCCATACAATTTCGCCATCTTTACTGCGTTTTCAAAGCTGGGCGAACACTCCCCTTCTTCATAAGCTTGTAAACTTCTCAGTGAAATATTCAGTCGTTCACTTGCTTGTTCCTGCGTGAGCTGTGCTTTTAGTCTTTCCCTTTTAAATGTAGTTTCTCTTCGTTTTTTTTTGTAATGCCTTCATCTGTCATTCTCCTTTAGCTGTCACTCAACAGTTTCACACTGCTGTCACCCAAAGGATACTACAAATTCTAACATTTGTCCCCGCAGAATTCTGCGGTTCTTACAATTTTCGACATATTTTTTGGCTTTTAAACAAAAATCGCCCTCCCCAGTATCACACTGAGGAGGGCTTTTTTAGTCCTAGATAGTCATAGATTTAGTCTTTGGTTTCTGCTTCTTCCTGTTCCTGCTGCTCCTGTATTACTGCCAGCTTGTCGCGGACCGGCAGCTCCTTTAAGTCCTCCATCAGCTTGGTAACGGTGCCGTTGCCGCCCAGACGGTGGTATTCATCGTACATTTTCTGCGCTGCCTCCAGCCCATGCAGGCTGATCCAGCCGCGCTCATAATAGTGATAGTATGCGTGTACCAGCTCCGCCCGAAGCAGGGCGATAATCGCCTCCTTGATTGATTTTTGCCGCGCTTCTTCTTCCTGCTGCTTCTTCCAGAGGCGGCGGATCAGATACCCCCCGCCCGCCAGAACCCCGGAAAAGAGCACCTCCAGCCAATATCTTGCCAACCACTCCAGCAAATCTATCGCCTACTCTCTAAAATAATCCTGTACGGCTTTGCATACCGCCTTCTCTGCGCCCTCTGCTTTTGGCAGATGCAGGTGCAGCATCGGCACCTTGCTTGTGTAAAACCACGGGATGTCCTTAACCTCTCTGAGCGGGATTTCCTCGGCTCCCAGCAGGATTGGGTCGATGCCGATCATCTTGAGCTGGTGCTTGTAGTAGCTCTGTGCCTGTCTGCTCTCCTCGGTGTCGCGGCGGACGTTGTGTCCCAGGCGATCGCCCAGCAGCCCCTCCACTCTGGTGATTTTGACTTTGCACTGTGCGGATTCATAGACAAACAGCACGTAGTCCGGCTCCAGCTGTGCCAGGGTGTAGTAATCCGGGTATGCCTTTGGAGCATCCAGCTCCACGACACCCTTCATGCCCTGCGCTTTCATCTCCTCCACGATTCTCTTTGCCATTGGATTGCCGTTTACACCTACTACTGCGATTTTTTTCTTGCCCCAAAACAGATTTGCCATAAAACGCTCTTCCTTTCTGTTACTCATTCACAAAATTTTTGATGTTCGGATTATTTTTGATTTGCTCGCGCATCAGCTCCAGCGCCTCATCCACCCAGAGGGAGAAAACGCTGAACGACACCAGGTACTTGATGGGTGGAAACGCCTCGACTGCTAAATCGTAAACGTATCGCAATTTGAGCGCACCGGTGCCGCTGCCTAAGTACTGCTCTGCCTGCGTTACTGCCCAAAGCAACCACTCTTTGACGTTGCCCCGCATCCGCAGGTAGCCGATCAAGAGCAGCAGCAAAAAGGCACCCACCGTGCAGATGATACTCATGATTTGCTCCATAACCTTACACCTCCTTCCCCTTAAATCGTATTCACAAAACCGCCAAAGCCCTTTTTCTTGAGGTCGTCGGCGGTTTTTTGTGCTTCTGCCTGCGTCGCAAATTTGCCGACACATACTTTTGCAAGGGCATCGTTTTTGAAAAAGACGAAATACCCCATATCGCTAAGCTTGGTGTACAGGTCCGCAGCGCTTTTTGCCGATGCAAATGCTCCCACCTGTATGGTGTACAGCAGCTTTTTGTCTGCCTGCGGATGATTCATTTTTGCAATGATGGCAGGATAGTCCTTATAAGCAATGTCTCTGTCTACGTCTCCAACGATGCCATTGACCCTACCAGTGCCGGTGTGCTGCCAGATGCCGTATGGATGTTTGCAGGTGCATTTGCTTGCGTACTGTGCAATCCATTTGTCATAGGCGGTCAGCTGTGCAGGGTAGAGGTAGCTATCCAAAAAGTCCTTGGAACAGTACAGCATGGCATAGTAGCCCGCTTGCTCCACTTCCTCCAGAAACGCTTTGCAAATCTCGGTGTTGGTCTGTTTACTGCCGCCGGTGTAGATGCTCTCATACTCGATGTCAAAGGCGATTGGGTAGGTCAGTTTGTACGGTTTTATCGCTTTGATGACCTCCTGCGCTGCCCTGCGTGCTGCCTGTACGGTGGCGGCATAGCTGTACAGATAAATGCCAACATCCAGCCCTGCCGCCAGCGCACCCTTGATGTGCCGGGTAAAGGCGCTGTCGAGTTTGAGCGCACCGTTGTTGTAGCAGAAGCCGACACGGATGATTGCAAAGTCTATCCCATCCGCCTTGACCTTATGCCAATCAATCTGAGGTTGCCATTTTGACACGTCAATTCCTTGTCTGTTCATCGGTATTGTCCTCCTTTCCATCAAATCCAGCTTGTAGTTCTCCTGCTCTGATGTGTTGTTTAATCAACTGGTTTAAGCAAATTGCTGCCGCAGCGATTACATAGCCTTGTCCTAAACTTACTGCGGCAAGTATGACCCATTGTATCCAGCCTTGTGGCTCACGAGAGGCAAAGCTAACAAGAGCAGATAGAAAAATCCCCACCACACAAAGGATGGTAGGGATTAGAGTATCATCAATTCTCTTTGATTTCTTTACAATCGAGCCAAGAGCATACAAGCAGGGGACAAGCCAGATGACTTCTGGTG